TGTGGTTTGTAAAGATTTACAACATAAGTATATATAAAATATTAAGAAATGTCAAGGTCTTTATTGCCAGTTGTTAGGGTGTCCTGACTAAAAACATCTCGATTCCCCATCATTAAAGACTTGAATTGAATCCAACGATTCATATGCTTATGATGATAATCAATCCATTCTTGAGCAGATGCTAGAATTGATTCATAACATTGCTGAGGATCTAAGTGAGTATCGTCATTTAAATATTCAGCAAGAGCATCGTCAAGACGATCACGACGCTGTTTCCTAAAAGTTGTTTCCCAATCAACCTGGAGATCTGGGCGTCCTTCAGAAGTCATTAGTTTAAAATAAACGACCCCCGTACAATAGCAGGAGTCGTCAAGGTTGTCAAGAGGTGTGCTAACCAGTAATCTTTGCTATTAATTTAGAATCGGAACTGGTTGTACCATTGGTAAGCCCACCATTAGAAATATAACACGCAGTTCCTTGACCATTATTCCTAATCATATTTACAGATGGAACTTCTGAATGATCTATATAAGTCCAATTTATAAGATCTGTACTTCTCATTAAATGTCCATCATATTGAGAATTAGCTAATTCCGCACAATTTATAATATAAAAAGATCCATTAGCAACGCCTGAACCTTTGACGTGCCAGTTATTACTTGCCTGAACATCATTAGCAGTCCAATTATCTCCACCATCAGTTGAATAGAAGTATGTTGTCTCTGATCTTTCTGATGCCATTAATATATTTGATCCACTAATAGATATGTGATACGGTATATTTTGTGATAGTGCTGTAAAAGTAAACGTAGTATCAGAAAATTGCCAAGTATTTGCACTATGATCATAAGTTAGTCTATATCCAGCATTATTAATAGTCATATACATTACAATATCACCAGTCGCTGGATCTATTTCTGGATTAGTGCATCTAGTCACGTTAGTAACAGGAAATGTAGTTCCTGATAAACCTTGACTTCCAGAATAAGTATATGAAGGTAATACTGCTGATCCCGTTGAGAAATCATAGATAGTTAATCGGTCACCAGTACTATTCCAAATAACATAAAATAGATCATCACCTGAATACATAAATCTTTTTACATGTCCGCTTCTGACACCACTAACAGGATTGGCAGTGTTGGTGACTGCCAATGCAGATGATGCTGCACGATATACTGATTTATGAGGAGGTGCACTATATGGTAACCTTACTTGATCTGAGGTGGCGGATGTATAACAAGCAATTCCAGTAGTAAATCTGTTTAATTCAGTTGGGAATGGATCGCCACCAATAATGTGATCACGACTTGCAGTAAACAATGCAGTTCCGTTATTTGGTACACATTGAAGTAACTGATTAACTCTTCTTCCAATATAAACTGTATTATCTGTCATACAGATCATTAAGTGATCGTTCTGTGCGGTAAAATCTTTAATTCCTGCAGAAGTAGTATGAACTTCAAAAAGGGAACTTCCATTTTTAAGTTTTAATGTATTTCCGTCAGATCCGCCTATAAATTGTGATAAAGTAGACATTAGTTAGTCCTCCATTCGTTTGTTGTACCGTCTCCTGAATATCTTAAAGTTACTGTTACCCAAGGAATATCAATGATTAGATCTTCCTCAAGACCATTAATTCGTTTACCATTTCTTCCTACAGTAACCTCATTAACATTATTACCTTCTAATGAAATTAGAACTCTATCCCCCCTTACAGGATTAGGAGGTAAAGTAATTGTTGTAAAACCTGATGTTACTCTTATAAATTCTCCCGGTTCTGCAGTTATATCAGAAGTTACCGGATCAGTTATGCCTGAAAATTCTCTCCTGGCAATTGCACTATCTGGAGTATTATAATCAACACTACTTAATAGTCTCAATCCAGGACTTACATTTACAATTCTCCAATCATCTTCAAAAGATACTAATGTAATACTAGAATAAGGATCTACTAAAAATACTTGATTATCCTGCCCATTAATCGTGCCAGCACCACTTGCATCAATCTGAGCTCTTGTAATACTTGCTGAATTAGTTTGGTTACCATCATCTGCAGAGAATGAACCATCAGCAACAAAGGTAAACCAATCACCATCAGTTACATCTCCTGCGGCAGGAATTGTTACTGTATAATTAATTCCAGAATGCCCAAGAAAAACATACTGATTGACATCAGCAGTAGTAATTACAGTGTTACTTGTAATTGGGTCTGGATCATAAGCACTATATTTTCTTGCGTCAGCTGAAAGTTTATCAAGAGTAACTCCATTATTAGCAAGTTTTAATTGAGTTACTGCTAAGTTTTCTATACCACCAGTTGGTATTTGATACGCCATTTATATTTGTGTCTCAATGGATGCTTCAATTATTTATACTTTGTCAAAAATGAATGCTCCATTTTCAGAACCCCAAATAGTTTTCTTAGTTTTTAAATCTACTCCTAAATCAACTACCTTATATTGATTTTCTGATAACTCTGCTTTACTTATAAGTATTGCTCCTTTATGAATGCAACCAGGAACTACAGCACCTCTATAAATTCCATTCTTTTTCTGAAAAATATAATTACATACATCATTTTCAACTATAATAAATCCATCATGATAATGAATTTTAACTAAAACATCTCTATATGGTTTCTTACCAGGATAGCACTGAACAACATTAAATATATTTTCGCTCACTCTAGTATGCTCTAGCAATATATGAGGAAATCCATGAGGATCTAACGATGCCTGATTCCAATTATTATATTTACCTTCAAACCAATTTGAAAATTCCATATTTCTATAAGCGAATTACGGGGATCGAACCCGTGACACCAACTTGGAAGGATGGGATGTTACCGCTACACCAAATTCGCAGTAAAGGGGGTGGTCAAACCCCCAAGGACACATGCACGCCACCTATTTGTTTTAGTTGTAAATAGGAACCAACTCACACGGAAGGGGATTTGGCACCACCACTTACTCTTTGACTGGAAGTAAGAAACCAGGCGGGAGTATTACCTCCATCCGCACCACCTGCTTTTTAGAGAAGCAGGAAACTCCGGGATTGAAGGGGAAACCTTCACCGACCAGTACTGTTAGAGTCCATCCGTGACTAGAAGTTAAGCGTAGACTCCAGATTCAATTAAATCCACTTCAACCTGATCGAGAATTACATTGTAATCATCTTCAGGATCATCATACAATTGAATACCTTGGTCTTCATAGAAACGAATAAGTTTCTGATAAAGTTTTGGATAATCTTCATCAAGGGCAACACTACCCTCAATTGCTGCAGTCAGTTTTTTAAGATCAGATTTAAACTTTGAATGAAATTTAGAACGAGACATTGCTTTTGCAACTTGTTTAGAATTTAAGGAGGAAAACCTCCAGTCGAGCATGTAGGATTTGAACCTACGACCCTTCGCTCCCAAAGCGAATGCGCTACCAAACTGCGCTAATGCTCGATAAAAGCATCCTATAGTAGGATGCTCAAATTGTCAAGAGTGGAACTCTTCGTTTCTTCGACGGTCAAGATACTCAATGATTTCTGAGCGCCATTCCATCAATTCATTATAGCACTTCTGGTTATGAGAACACTGACGAAGTTGATGGTCTGGTTTAAGGACACTCTCATAGAATAGACCAAGAGCATCTCTACGTTTTTCTTGCTTTTCGTTCATTTTACCTCAAAATCTAATTTGCGAACCTTTCGTTTTCGTCGGTTCTCTTGGAACTCTAAGTCACTTTTTGATAAGACCGTAGAGTTGTTTTGTATTTCTTTAGAATTGATTAACTCAACTTTAGATAAATCAACTGCTGTTATCTTTTCTCCTATCAGCATGGTTTGATTGGGACAACCACAACATTGTGGTTTCGTCGAGCTCATCAATTCTTTGTTGCAACATTTGCATCTGATTAATAACGTCATTTACCATTACCTTCAAATTTTCAAATTCTTTTTTAATAAGTTTTTTCGTTTTCATCTATTTATGTAGTTGATGGGTGAAGAGGGGATCGAACCCCCGACCGTCTCGGTGTAAACGAGATGCTCTACCGCTGAGCTATTCACCCTGGCAGGTCCACCAGGAATCGAACCTGGGACAACCGCTTAGAAGGCGGTGGTTATATCCGCTTAACTATGGACCCTTGAAACTTCCTAAGAATAACTTAAGAAGTTAGATTTGTCAACCCCTAATAAAATACAAATCTATTTGCATAATCATTAGCATATTTTTCTCGGTATCCTTTAATACCCCAACCCAACCAACGAAAAGATGGAGTCATATAATATGAGATACTCTTCTCAGATCCTTCAAATTCAGGTAAAACTTTTTGAAATTGATTTTCATTAAGCATATACCTAAATTGACATTCTAATGTATTAGGATCACAATTATATTTTTCAGCAAAGACTCCGAGTCCTTTGTATCGGTTTATTGTGGTCCACTGAATAATACCATAACCCCCACTATAACAAGAATCATAAGAAACTCTAGCGCCTCCCTCGCATACGTTGGGATAGAAGTTGCTTTCAGATTTAATGTTTCCCAAGATCGTTGCAAGGGCATTCCTATTACTAATTTTAGTTTTGACTTGGAGTTGCTCAAGAACATATTTTTCATTTGAATTACAATCTGGACACTTCCAAGTTTTAGTATAAGGAATTACTTCAATTGGAACTGAAGGTGGTGTGTCAATCATCATAGTTAAAATAATCCTTTCGGTAGTAACGTCCGAGGACATTACTATTGTAGTATGCAGGTGTCCCATCTGTCAAACTTTCTGTCAAAACAGAATTTACAAACAGTTGACGGGTCTCCTCGTAGTTAACTTTACCCAGAGTTGTATGAATACTTAAAATTTCTCTGGTAAATTTTTCCTTACCAATAGATTTTATTTCTTCCTTCAACTCTGGACAAGATCCATAATATTTTTTCCAGTCAGACTCTTGTTTACTACGTCTAGACTGTCCTTTCTTTTTCCGAAAGGACCAAAAATATTTTCTTCCTATGTATTTTCTATCATTTATAGTATTAGTAATTAAATAAACAAAACCATAATACCCATTTATATCATCAGTATCAAAAGTTTTTCCTTGATAAATCCATGGGTTCTCATACTCTTTCATAAGACAGGAGATGACCTGTCTTATTTAGTATTCCCTAAACTGATATTTTAATCTCAATATAATATAATGAATGAAGTCTCCTAAGGTGAGAGGACCCACCTTAAGAAGCATCCAATCTTTCTGTTTTAAGTTAGGATCTCTGAGTGCCTTTAATTTCCAACTCATAGTTGGAAACCACCAACATCAATCTTATCTTGTTTGATACCACCAATCAAATAAGATTCAATCTCAGTTTCCTGAGGAGCAACTTGCATACCCTTAGAAGAGATCCAATGCTCTGTCCAAGGAAGAGGATTGTTTTTAGCAGCAATATCATATTCAGGTTTCAAACCAATTGCTTTCATACGACGATTAGCAATCCATTCAACATAGTTATTGAGAAGTTTGTCATTCAAACCAATCATAGATCCATCCTTAAACAGATACTTTGCCCATGCTTTTTCTTCATTGACACAGCGTCTAAACATTTCTCTTACAAAAGATTCTTCCTCTTTAGCAATTTGTGCAAATTCTGCATCATCCCCATCTCTCCATTTGTTGAGGATGTTTTGAGTAATGACAAGATGTTGATTTTCGTCTCTTGCGATGAGAGAGATAATTTTAGCGGATCCTTCCATAAGTTTGAGTTCACCAAACGCAAACGAGCAAGCGAATGAGACATAGAATCGAATACCTTCAAGAATGTTGACATTGGCAATTGCTCTATAAAGTTTACGCTTTAATTCTCGACGTTCCCATTGTCCAGAACTATGACCTTCAATTGCCAACTCCCACATTGTACCATTATCGTACTGATGTGCGGAGTTTATAAAGTCATCATATGCTTCTGTTACAGAAGCAGAACGAGACAATATATTCTCATCAGAGAGAATTGTATCATAAACTAAAGAAGCATTAGGGTATACATTATCAATAATGTATTGATAAGAACGACTGTGAATCATTTCAAAGAATCCCCATGCTTCCATACATGCCTCAAGTTCTGGGAGAGAACAATATGGAATAAATGCAAGTCCAGGTCCACGACCTTGAATAGAATCAAGGGTAATTTGATACTTCAAATTTGAAGTAAAGATATGCTTTTGAGATTCAGAAAGTTTTAAATAATCATTTCTATCTTTTTGAAGAGAGACCTCTTGAGGTCTCCAGAAATAACTAAGTTGCTGTTCTGTAAGTTTTTCAAATACAGGATATTTGAAACTATCATATCTCTGAACTCCCAATGGTTTTCCAAAAAACATTGGTTGCTTTTTTCTATTGATAATTTCTGTATTGAATACAGTTACACCTTCTACTTTTGTAGTTCTAGTATCTTGTTCAGATTTTACAAGATTCACAGTCATCTTCCTCCGTGTCGTTTAATTGATTGATAAGTTGAGCAATAGTATCTTTGGATTCCTGTTCTTCGCCTACGTCTTTCTTCTGATCATATGTGTTTTGGTAGTAAGAAGTCTTCCAACCGTACTTATATGTAGTAAGAAGATCATTGACCATAATCGAAACTGGAATTTCATTGTTCTCATAGTTTTCTGGATTGTAACTCCAGTTACCAGAAATTGCCTGATCAAAGAACTTCTGCATAACAGCAACGAGTTTGATGTAACCTTCGTTGCTTTCCATATCCCAAAGAAGAGTATAGTTATTTTTCAAACTAGCATACTGTGGAACAATCTGCTTAAGAACCCCCTTCTTTGATTTTTTAATGGACATGAATGCCCTAGGTGGTTCGATTCCGTTTGTGGCATTTGACACAACGGAACTGCTCTCTGAAGGCATCTGTGCGGACAGTGTTGAGTTCCGTAAACCGTGCTCCAAGATAGACTGTCTAAGACTCTCCCAATCATACAAATACTCCGGTTCCACTAATGTATCTACATCGTTTTTATAAGTATCAATTGGAAGGATTCCATCTGCATATTTTGTGCGATGGAAAGCATCACATGCACCCTTCTCTTTTGCCAACTCATTAGATGATTTTAGCAAATAATACTGAAGACTTTCAGACAATTTATGCATGGCAACCAGAGAATCTTTCTCACCATACTTAAGACCATGTTTTGCTAACCAATGTGCAACACCAATAAATCCAATTCCAAGGGACCTACGTGCCCTTGTAGCACGCTCTGCTGCCTTCACAGGATATTCTTGATAATCAATCAATTCATCAAGCATACGAACGCTTAGATCACAAAGTTCTTCCATATCGGAAAACTGCTTAATCTTTCCAACATTGATAGCAGAAAGAATACAAAGAGCAATCTCTCCACCATCATCTTCAAAATGCTGAATAGGATCAGTAGGAAGTGTAATCTCTTGGCAAAGATTACTCATGTAAATATGATCTTTAAACGAAGAATGAGTGTTGCAATGGTCAATATTCATAATGTAAATACGACCAGTCTCTGCTCTCTCTTTCAACAGATCTAGAACCAGTTTCTGAGTGCTAATAGTCTTTCTCGGAATTCTCTCATCTCGTTCATAACTACGATATAAATCATCGAACGACTCAGTGCCAAAAGCGTCATAAAGACCAGGCACGTTGTGTGGAGAGAAGAGCGAAATTTCTTCGTTTTTAATGAAACGCTCATAGAATAATTTACTAAATTGAATGCTGTAGTCTAGTCCACGAACTCTATTATCTTGAGTTCCTTTATTATTCTTTAGAACGATTATGTCTTCGATTTCCTGGTGCCAGATTGGAAAGTGGACAGTCGCTGATCCGCCTCGGATGCCATTTTGAGTGCAACTTTTGACAGTTGATTCATACATTTTGAGGAACGGGATAATCCCTGTGTGTATAACTTCTCCCCCATTGATTTTGCTTCCGATCCCACGGACTCTGCCCATGTTGATGCCGATTCCTGCCCTTTGGACAACATATGAAAAAATAGCACTATTGCTATGAGGGATACTATGCTTGGTGTCATCAACATCAACAAGAACACAGCTCGCATATTGTCGAAGCTTAGTTCTAACTCCTGCCATGACAGGTGTGGGAATGTTGATTCGGTGTTTTGAGAGTGCGTCATATAACCTCTTTACGTAAGACATACGAACTGTCTTGTCATAATTTGAAAATGCGACAAGAGCAATAGTCATGTACATTAACTGAGGAGTCTCGTAAAGAGTTCCAGAGTCTCTATCCTGTACAAGATATTTATCTACAACTTGCTGAAGTCCTGCATATGTAAACAGAAAATCTCTATCATAATCAATCCACTCTCCTGCTGCAGTAATTTCATCCTCACTATAATCTTTAAGGATTAGAGGATCATAAATCTTTAACTCATGAACATTGTTATAAATGTGGTCATACAAAGAGTAATTGTCCCATTCAACACCATTTTGCTGAGACCACTTTTTACGAATGCTGAACAAAAGAAGTCTTGCAGCAACATACTGATAATTATAATTCTCAGGAGTAATGAGATCGTGAGCAGATTTGATTAGGATACTTTGAATTTGCTCCGTTGTAATTCCATCAAAAAATTGAATTCCAGATTGGATTTCTACTTGACTTGCAGAGACCCCCGCAAGACCTTCACAAGCGGCGTCAACCATCTTGTGAAGTTTTTCCAATGCAATGGGTTCTGTGCTGCCATCACGCTTATGTACTGTGTATCCGTTGGTCATACCTTTTTCCAATTAGTAAATTTGAGAGTTGCTTGTAGTCCTTGATAGGTATTGGACTCTACCATAGATTGAACATCATATCCAGAAAGAACCATATCATTCAGATCTTTCTCCTTGACGTTCTGTGGAAATATTACTACTGAGTGTCCTGATTTAATTGTCTTTTCAATCTTAGAACAGATTTCTCTGTTTCTAGGTTCATTGTCGTAGATGAATACATACTGATTATTGAAAGTGCTAAAGTCAACATCGCTACCACACATAGCAATAGAGTTGGTAATGAAATGACTGTCAAATGGTCCTTCTGTGACATAGATTGTTTTGGTTTCATCTACAGAGTCAAGTCCATATAATTTTATTTTATTTTCATCTAAAATAACTGTGATGTATCTTAGATTAGATTCCTTAGACAGAGATCTACCTTGATATCCGAAGATACCAGACTTATCCCGTAAAGGAATAATTATTCTCGGTTCATCGTAACTTGTATCCTTAAATACTTGTTTGTGCTTGTTAGTCCATTCTTTAAAATTTGGACAATAGTAAAAATATTCAGGGGGTAATTTTCTTTTATTGAGGAATTGATAAGCTACATGTGATTTATTTAGATCTGATATTTTTTCTAGTGATGAGAAAATATCAGCAGATTCAAACACTGGTGCTTTGAATTTAAAATCATGAGTTGGTACTTTAGTGCCTTTACCAGATGCTCCTTCTTTATATGCCTCAAGTGTGTACTGAGTAAACAACTCAGGGTCTTGATCTTTTAAAAAATTTGCAACAGTTCTCCCTATGCCACAATTGTGACATTTGTAAATATAAGAACCTTTCTTTGGAAAGAAGTATCCTCTTGCTCGATTCTTGTTCTTTTTAGAATCACCACAATAAGGACATCTAAAATTATAGGTAGTGTTTGTCTTTTTAAATTTTTCTAATTTGTACGATACTAAAGAAATGTACTTCGTATCAAGATACAACATGGTGAATTGATGTTTCACCTACAATACCACTACTGTTGACCGGTGTCAAGGTCCAACCAACCATAGGCAACAGTTGTGCAACTGCCACAACAGTCCCTAAGACTGCTCCTGCTGCAACTACAAATTTTTGATTCTCATCAACTCTTTTCTGCATTGCTGAAATTCTCCCATGCAGTTTATCAACATCGTCCTTGTGAGATTCTTTTATCTCCTCAAGCATTTTAAGAATAAGAGTATGAGATTTTTCACCCTCATCTAAACGATTCTCATGTCGTTCAAGAAGAAGATTAGTTTGATTATTTGCTTCTGCAATTTTTTCTACTGCTGCCTCTAATTTAGACAACATTTGTTTTGTCAGATCTTCATAAATTTCAAGTTTTTGTTCAACGACCTGAAGTTTACCTAGACCGAGTGCCATCAGACATTGCCTAAAAACTTCTTAAAGTTTTCAAAATCTTCAGACATAATTTCTAAAAATTTATCACTATTATTTTCAGAAAGTTCTAACCACACTGTAAGTGCTTTGGTCTGCTCCTCAATAGAAAGGGTAGAAAATTCTTCGTTAAGAGAAGAAAATGCTCCTTGCCAATCAAAAGAATTAGTTTCAGTTCTTTTACTAGACATTTTATTGATATCCTTTGCGATAGTTTTTTGACGTTCACCAGCTTTTTTCTGATAATCTTTTGCCTTTGCTTTAGACAAGGCAGCGATCTCCTGCTTCCTATTAGCAGCACGCTTTTCACGCTCTTGCTTTTTTTGAAGTTTGCGCTTCTGCTGAATCATTCTCATAGCAGAAGATACTTCTGTATTTGAATTATCAGGATTCATTTCTTGGATAACAGTTTGATCTTCCATCGTTTCTTCTTTAATGCGAGCGTTTTTAATCCTCTGAAAAATGTCGGTTTTAAATTTCTTCCTCTTCTTATGAACGGGAGGTTCATCAGGAGGAAGTCCAGCAATAGCACCAGAAGATGCATTGTTGGTAGGAACTTCTTCAGTATAAACTAATCCATTGTTTTTCATAGTGTATACTTTCATAGTTCTCGTAACCTATCTGTACAATATTTATCAATATTGATATGGTCTAAACTTGAACAAGGTACATATCGGTCCAAATAAATTATAAAACTTTTCAAAATTGACCAATACTCATTTGATATTTTAAAAAATAATAAAGGAGTTGATGCTTCTCCAAATACATTATAAATGATAATCATATGATTTAATATCAAATGTAATTTTAAGTTGCCCGTTTTAACATATGTCTTGAGCAACCTTTTAAGATACTTAAATCGTTTTAAATCATCGTAGAAGTCATCCTTAGTAACTGCCTGAGGATTATTATAATTTTGAATGGCAAAGAAGAGGTAATTATCCTCGTTCAACTCAGTAAACTTCATACATTATCATGCAATAGTGAGGGTCAGGTCAGTACCAGATCCGCCAGCACCAATGGTCTTACCTGCAAATGCATCTTCAGCATCAACAGAAGTACCCTTATCTTTAACAGCACCAGTACCACCGATAGTTTGGTCAGCAATAGAAAGAACTTCTGCCTGAGCAGGAACAGTGAAGTCAAACTCAAGACGGTTTGATCCAGTTCCACGTGCATATGTTGCAGTGATAGCACCAGTTACAGAACCAGTAACTGCAAGTGTTACAGTACCAGTGACATCAACTTGCTCGTTGTAGATAACAACAACAGTTCCAGTATCTTCCTGTGCAAGTGCTTCTTGCTCAAAGAATACAGCAGTAATGTCTGCCTCACCCAATGCTGCAGTTGCAGAAGTGCCACCAGCAAGACCACCAATTGCTACAATAACTTCATCCCAGAATCTTCCACCACCTTTCTGGTGACGCAGAACCCATCCACGCTCATCAGCAAAGCAATCTGCTGGGTCATGGTTTTTAGCACCACGAGTTAAATATTTTGGTTTTGATTCATCAGTTTCGGTTTTTCCCCAGAGAGGCATTGTATTTTCTCCTAGTTATTTAAGATTACAGTATAAAGATATTTATAAAAAAAGGAGGGTCAACCCTCCTTAGTGCATCACTCTGCAGGTGCTTCATCTCTTGCAAGGATTGCTCCTTCAACCACTGCAAGGAGTTGATCATCCATTTCAGTTTTGGTCAAAGAGACTGCTTTTCTCAGAATGATAAGACAAATTTCTACAAGTTTCTCACCAAGTTCTTCATTATCAGGAATTTTAGAAACAGCATCAGAAATAATTTTTGATGCTAATGGAAGTAGAAATGACAGCATGGTCTTATAGCAAGTTGCAAATTATATATCAAAGATATAATCTCTTCAACTCTTCACGATTTTCTTTCAGTGCAGAAATAACTTCCTCATTAACACCGTCACGATACTTACGACGCTTAACTTTAGAGTCTCTTCTGACTAATGCTTTTTCAGATCCAGAGTCAGGTCCACACTCACAATTGTCTTCCTTAACAGACTTCATGTTATTCTTAACTCCTTTGAGTTTTTTATTCTTATCCATTACACCCATAGGATTATCTGCATCTGTACCTTTCATCATTTCAGGCATAATGTTAACACCCTTGGCATCTTTTTCCATGAGTTCTTTTCTCCAGTCAGAAAATCCTTCTTTCTTGGCGATTGCTTTCTTGATTGCCTTACGACGCTTCATCAAATACTTGTCAGACTTATCATGATCGCCATCATTGTCAACATCACCATCTTCCTGACCAACAGGATCTAATGCTTCTTTTGCAGTCTTTGCTGCTTTTTTAAATGCATCCTTTGCAGGATAATCTTCATCACCTGGTTTTGCAGGTGCTTCGCCACGCTTTCTCTTTGCATGGATATTGGCATAGAGACCTTTCTTTTCTTCGATAGTATTCTCTTCTGTGGTCTCATCTTCTTTGACACAGTTAGGAACTTCCTTACCGTTCTTCATCTTTGTGCCCTTTGCTTTGTATCCGTCCCAGCATTTATCAGCACCAACATTCTTACGTGCTGCTTTGAGACCTTCTTCCATGGAATTCATCTTATCTTCTTTGATAGGTTTATCTTTATTTATATTCTTTGGTTTTGTTCCGTCATGATCCCATCCTGGAACATGATCTTTTGCAAATTTTGTAAACTGAGGAGTGCCAACAAGTCTGTTATCAGAATTTGGATCTCCAGATTTATTAAATTGTTTATACTCTTTGATGTCACTCACCCATGCTCTAAACATATCACCATCATCAGAAACAGCGATTACATAATTAGGACCACGGCGGTATACTTTCCCCACTTCATCATCAGAGTTCTGCACATATGAACCAACCTCGTATAGATTTCCATGTCTATACGAGGTCTGTTTTGCTTGCTTGTTAAAATTACTAAAGTCCATCAATAGATGTTTTATTATTATTTATTCTTTCAAAAAACTAAAGTTAGAATCATCAAGACCAAGACGTACAGAACTAACAACAATTCTACCAACATACAATTCTAAGGCAAATCTATAAGAACTAGATTTATACTGTACCCTAACTCTTATATAAGAATCAATTGGTGAGAATAAATTAGCATCACACTTAAGTGGATCATCTGATTTTAATTTGAAAAGTCCTTTACCTTTAATTTGTATATAATCACACTTTGAATAATATTCTCTAATTGCAGATCCATCGATAGGAACTCTAACTTCACCAAGAATACCTTGCAATTCTTTAGTTGCTTTACTTACATCAGAAGAAGTCAATCCTTTTAATGATAAGTTCCATTTATTATTTACTTCTTTTAAAATATTACTAGAACTTACAATAGATGGAATTGCAGGATTTTGTTTTGCTGAATATTTTAATTTCCATCCATTACTGTATTGTAAAGTAGCAGATCCAAATGCTGCTCTTGGATTTTCTTTCAACTCAACACCAACAGTAACTCCTTTAGCATTGATAATTACATCGGGATCCCCAAGTCCAGTATCAGGGTTTGTCTGTTCAGTATAACCTGCACGATTCAACTTAGTAATTATTTGTCTTTCATAAAGTTGACCTTCATTAATAGAATCAGATGAAGATCCAAAAGAATAATTAAAATAAATTAACACATATCCAGTACTAGGTCTCTTCTTCACCCTCATCAAATGAGTAGTAGAATCAGTTTTTTCCAATGTTACCTCAGTGGATTGAGATAATAATTTTTCAAATGCTTGAACATTAGAAACAAACTGAGATTCAGAAATCCCTTCAGCAAAAAATACTGATCTAATAATGTTATTTTTTACATTTTTAAAAGTAAACCTACGATGATGATTCATACGGTAAGTTGACTTATCTTTTGCTGAAGGGTTTTTTAGTTCTTGCAACACAACCCTAGTGTTAACTACTCTTAATGCCATCTCATAAACACTGTTTATGAGTATTTATTTTATCGATCGCCTGGTTTACGGTTTTCAGAGAAATAAACATCAAATGATCCTTCAGGATAACGTTTCTCAAGTTTTTTCACATTAGTAGCAATCACGTCATCGAAAGATACTTCCAGTGCCATACATGCCTGAGCAACATACCACATGACATCACCCAACTCAATAATAAGATGCTCACGATTATCTTCATTCCAGGGTTTTCCTTGGAATACCATCTTTTTAATGATCTCCATAAACTCACCACCTTCAGCGTTAATCCCAACGCCAGAAGTAAGAAGACGCTCAATATTGGCACCCTCTCGATCAAGTTCGCCAATACGGTCAGCAAAGTCAACAAAGTTTGTAGAAGCACTGCTTGTAACTGCTGCCACAAATTCTTCATAACGATTGAAATCAATATGCTTAGTCAAAATTAAATCCTCCAAATTTGTTAGTGGGTGGTTCGTCGTCATTGTTATCAGAATCAAGAAATCCCTCTTGAACTGATTGTTCTACATCATACAGTCTCATCTTCGTTCTGTCAATACCAACAGCGAACCTCTTGGAGGTATACAGATCGTTGTACCTGTTCTTTAATTGCTTGACCATGATTTGTCCTAACTGCTCATCCTCTTCCGAAGAAGACAAGGCAAACATAAAATCAGCAGTAGCAGGGAGACCAAAGGATTCTGAAGTGTCAGTAAGGTTAATATCAGAGCTACCAAAACCGCTGCGAGTGGTTTGAGTAGCAGATACGAGTGGCACGTTTTGTTCCACTGCAAACCCACGAAGTTCTTCTGCAATCCCTTTAACCAACGTATAGGAGTTGGCAAATTGAGGTTTGTATCGTTGCGAAGTACAAATATTAAGGTAATCCACAAAGATAATATCGGGTCTAAAATCTTTCTTGAGAGAAAGATCACTAACAAGAGACCTAAAATGTCCCACATGGGCAGATGCAGTGGGATACTCTTTAATGATAAGTTGTCCACGAGTCTTTGACATCAAAGCAGTAATTTTACTGTCAAAGATTTGTTTTGGTGTGCTTGGTAAATCCTTAACATTAATATTTAACAGGTTAGCATCAATACGTTCTGCGATACGTTCTTCAGACATTTCACAAGTAATGTATAAAACATTTCTACCCTGCAATAATGTTGCTGCTGCCATATGGCACATACACAAAGACTTACCAACACCAGTTCCTGCAATAATAATATTAAGAGTTTTCTTTGGAAGTCCACCTTTAGTGATCTTGTTAAACATTTCCAGATCAAATGGAATCCTTTCTTCAACTCGATTATAGAATTCATACCGATCATCAGTATCATTCATATAATCATGACCAATCCTATTATCAAAAGATACTGAGATAGCATCTTTTAAGATTGGAATAATTGCACCAAAATCTTTATCCTTATCTTCTCCTTGAGCGATAGAAATACTTTCAAATAAAGAAAGAAACAATGCTCTCTTCTGACACCACTCCTCAGTGGTCTTTACTAACCAATCATAATCAACTTCTGGAGTTATAATATTTTGAATTAAAGATAATGCATTAGAGTACAAAGTCTCAGATATATTCTTTAAGTTCTGACAATCAATTGTCAGACTTTCCTTTGTGGGAGTAGTACTATACTTATCAACAAAACTACAAAATAATTTGAAAATCAATCTGTTAGACTCATCCTCAAAATATTCAGGTTTGAGATTAGGATATGCTATTGTTCTAAATCTTTCATTATAAAGAAGACTACAAAGAATAGTAAATTCAAGATTGGTCATAGGTAATGAAGGTAGGTGCTTAAAATGTACTTGTCACCAGATTGAACCTCCGCACCCATATGAGGAAACAACCATAGAGGAGGGAAGATTAGAAGTCTACCACGTTTTGGGCGAACCTTCTTTTGAATATTAATAAATTTTGTTTCACCACCTACCTCTACATCATTTAAGTAAATTAAAAATGACATGAACCTTCTAGAAGATTCGTAATCACGTACATCTACATGCTCTTTGAATTGATCATCAGATCCATTCCTGTACTTTTTAATTCTTGCTAATTCGTATGCGAATGTTTCTGGTAACATGTAATCAGAGACATCACAAAAATCGCAATAATCATTAATAGGATTATTTAATTTAGAGATAATAGATCTACTTTTTTCTTCAGAAAGAGTTACTTGAGTAAATTTAGGACGCTTATCCTCATCAATGAATTCTTGCTCTCCGGCATTGAACTCATTAATTAATTCCTCACACTCTTCATATGAAAATACATCATCATATACTTTAATAAAGTCTTGTAATCTCATTATGCTTTTAATTTAAATTCTTCACCTACTGCCCATTCAATCTTTTCTAATACTTCTGGAGTATAGAATTTTTCTGGGTCTTTCAAAATATCACTACCATAATACTTCTTACCATCAACTACATATCGATTACCTTCCTTTACAAAGACACCATATTTTTCTGCAATTTCAAGAAGACCATAATACTTGTCAAGACCACGTTCATCAAAAAACAACCGTGTAGGTGCAACAACTGCCTCTTTAGTAAATCGAGACTTGTTCATCTTTGCTTTAATAATACCACCAACTACTTCAGTTCCATCTTTCTCTTTTGATTTGGAAAGATGAATGATTGTAGATGCAGCATACTTAAGACCAGAACCTCCACCCATATCTGTTTGATCCCCATAAGGATTCATGGTT